GGTGAGAGTGATGAAGAAATATATGGTTATTGGGGTAGTATGAATGATTATAAGGCTTTATAAATATGTATTACATCAAGAAACCTAAAAAGAAGAAAGAAAAGCCTTTGCCGTTATTCGATAAGGCAGGTATCAAGATTAAAAAGAAGCCGGATTTAGTGGCCAAACTCGACAAAGTTTTCAGCCGCTATATCCGGCTTCGTGATTGTATGCCGAACGGGTATTTCCGTTGTATCTCATGCGCCCAGATAAAGCCATACGAACAGGCAGATTGCGGACACTTCCATTCGCGCCGCCACATGGCTACACGCTTTGACGAGGACAATGCCCACGCAGAGTGCCGGGCGTGCAACCGTTTCAGCGCAGACCATCTGATACATTACGAGAAAAACTTGAAATCAAAAATCGGTCAGCAACGCTTCGACAAGCTGGCATGGAGAGCAAGCCAGGCGAAGAAATGGACTGATTTTGAATTAATAGAACTCACCAAGTATTACAAGGCTTTGGGAGACAAACTGAGTAAGGAGAAAGGATTATGAGTTATGTTTTACGGGATTACCAGCAGAAGGCCAGTAATGCTGCAGTCAGCTTCTTTGCTAACAGGGCCAAGAAGAACAATGCCATCATGGTACTGCCTACCGGAGCCGGCAAGAGTCTTGTGATAGCCGACATCGCCAGCCGTCTTGAAGGGCACACGCTAGTATTTCAGCCCAGTAAGGAGATACTAGAACAGAACTATCTGAAGCTCTGTTCGTATGGTGTTCTGGATTGTTCCATCTACTCTGCCTCATTCGGGCGAAAGGAGATTTCAAGAATAACTTTCGCCACTATCGGAAGCGTAGTCAACCATCCGGAACTTTTCCAGCATTTTCAGAATATCATTATCGACGAGTGCCATCTGGTTAATCCGAAAGACGGAATGTACAAGAGATTTCTTTCGATGCTGAAATGTAAAGTCCTTGGATTGACGGCTACGCCCTACCGTCTTTCATCAAGCAGGGATTTCGGCAGCATGTTGAAGTTCATCACACGCACACGCCCGTGCGTGTTCTCTGAGGTAATCTATCAGGTTCAAATCTCTACTCTATTGGATATGGGGTATCTTTCGAAGCTGAACTATTATCCGATGAATCCTTTGGGATGGAACGAACTTAACCTGAAGGTGAACACGACCGGAGCCGACTACACGGACAAGTCTGTAGTGAAAGAGTATGAGCGTATCGACTTCTACGGGTTTCTGGTGAGCATCGTCCAAAGGCTTATGAATCCCAAGAGCGGTGTAAAACGAAAAGGTATATTGGTTTTCACCCGTTTTTTGAAGGAAGCAGAACGCCTTACTTGGTCCATTCCCGGAACAGCAATCGTTTCAGGAGAAACACCGAAGAAGGAACGCGAACATATCCTTGAAGCGTTCAAGGCCGGAGAGATACCCGTTGTGGCCAACGTAGGTGTACTTACTACCGGATTTGACTATCCTGAACTGGATACGATTGTCATGGCCCGTCCGACAATGTCACTGGCTCTTTGGTATCAGATAGTCGGTCGTGCCATCCGTCCGCATCCTAACAAGGAGGCTGGCTGGATCGTTGACCTTTGCGGGAATCTGAAACGATTTGGCGAAGTCAAGGATTTACGCCTGGTGGATAGCGGAAACGGTAAATGGGCCGTGTACTCCAATAGCAGACAGTTGACTAACGTAAGATTCTAAGATTATGGAAGGATATATAAAACTAAGCCGCAAGTTCTTCTCGAATGATATGTGGAATGAAGCCCGGACTTTTAGCAGTTGCGAAGCGTGGCTTGACTTGATTCAGTCAGCACGATTTGAGGCAACGCCCCGTATGGAGAGTATCGGAGGTCGAGAAGTCTCTTATACAAGAGGACAATATCCTGCATCCATAAGATTCTTATCAAAGCGTTGGAAATGGTCTGAGAGGAAAGTACGGACGTTTCTTACCTTTCTGAGAAGAGAGAACATGATAACTCTTTCCAAAGAACAAGGAATGAATGTAATAACCTTGGTAAAGTACAATGAGTATAATGGCTCAGAGTCTGACACAGTAAGTGACACAAGCAATGACACAATGAGTGACATAAATATCATTCAGGAAATCAATAATTTACGGATGCAAGTGACACAGCTAATGACACAAGTGGCGACACAGCAGGTGACACACCCTGCCAAAGAGCCAGAAAAGCGACACACGGGTGACACAAAGCAAATAAAGGAGAAGAATATTATTAAAGAAACTACTACTAACGTAGTAGCAAAGAAAGACGCGGCTAAAGCCGCTACTCTCTCTAGGAAAGAATCCTTCTACCAGTCGTTAGTCCCTTATGTCAGTCAGTACCCGAAAGAAATGATTCGGGCTTTCTTCGATTACTGGAGCGAGCTTAACAAGTCAGAAACCAAGATGCGCTATGAACTGGAAAAGACCTGGGAGCTTCCAAGACGGCTGGCGACCTGGGCCAGTCGTGAGAAAGTGCCTTCAAAAACAGATGTAGGCATAGTTCTGAAGGATAATTCACCGGGAAAATACAAGAAAGGCTGGTAAACATGGAACAGATAAATTTTCAACAGACAATCGAACGGCTCAAAGATACGGGTTTCTCCCCTATTCCTAACGTCGTAAAGATAACCGTTCCGGATGCCAAAAGAGTTCTCTGGGCCGGTATCAGGTACTTCACTGGAGAAAATGCCAGATGGCTTCCTGAGTACGAAGAAGTGGCAGGCTGGCTGGCCGGCAATGAAGGTCGCGGACTTCTGTGTTTCGGCAACTGCGGACGCGGAAAGACCCTTATCTGCGGAAAGATTCTTCCTTTGGTTCTTAACCATTACTGCCGCAAGGTGGTAAGCTGCTACGATGCACAGCAGATGAACGCTGATTTGGACGCCGTGAAGCAAAAACACATCATCAACGTTGACGATATAGGGACAGAGAATCTTAGCGTCAAATACGGCGAAAAAAGGCTTGCATTCGCTGAACTGGCAGACGAAGCAGAGAAGAAAGGAAAGCTTCTTATCCTGACCACCAACCTAACGATAGACGAGCTGAGAGAGAAATATGGGGAAAGAACCATTGACCGGCTGAGGGCGATAACGAAAACCGTCCTCTTCAGCGGTGAAAGCCTGAGAAAATGATATGAAAATCACAATTAACTGGGTAACTCGTGACTGGAACCTGATCAGGAGGTTACGTGAGAAATACCGTCTTCCACAATACATGAACGTGAACGGACTCACAGAAGCAGAGGTTGACGAAGAGACATTAAGCAATCTCCGCAAGGGTGAGCCAAAGTATTTAATCATCAGAAAAGTAGAGAAATGACAAGACAAGAATCAGAAAGAAAGCTCAATGAACTGAGAAAGAAGTATATCGCCTTGATTTCATCCATGAACTTTGCCAAAGCACAGAAAATCAAGAACAAGATTGACTCCCTTGAAAGAGAGGTGGAACCGCATTCCTTGGGAGAACTTCTTCAGGACTATACCCCGGAGTTCAAGGTAGAAATGCTTCGCAAGATGCACAAGCTGTTCATCTATTCAGACTTACTTGAGGGTGCGGCACTGGAGTTCCAGTCTGAACTTGAATCAAACGGAATAGATGCTCAGGTAGTTTTTCAGGTGAAACGCGTACTGAAAGAACTGAGAAGCATAGTACGAATACCCGATGAAGAGAAAAACGCTTCATTGTCTGACAACTTTGCCGGGATGTGTGATGAAGCCGGACTTGTAGTGAGTAACATAATCAACAAATATCTTGCAAAATGATAACGGAAAATGACCCAATACTTCCACATAAAGTGGATTTGGAGAAGAACCCTTCTGGAACTGAACTGAAAATCGCCCAGCATCGGGAACTGGAGAAACATGGAAAGTATGTGGCTATCCCAGGCGACAAGACACGGACGCGAATTTTCGTCCGCAACGGTGAGGATGCGGAGAAGAAGATAGCCGCTTACTTGGAGAGAATCAACAATCGACCTCAAAGATGGAACTGATATGATAAAATTACTCTATATTGACCTTTTCTGCGGTGCTGGGGGAACCAGTACCGGAGTAGAAAACGCACGCTACGAAGATGAACAATGTGCGAAAGTTGTCGCTTGTGTAAACCACGATGCAAACGCCATCGCCAGCCATGCGGCAAATCACCCGGATGCGCTCCACTTCACGGAGGACATCAGAACTTTGGAACTATCTCCTTTGGTGGCCCATGTAGAACGAATGAAGAAGATTTATCCGGATGCACTGGTTGTATTATGGGCCAGCCTTGAATGTACGAACTTCAGTAAAGCCAAGGGCGGCCAGCCACGGGACGCCGATAGTAGGACGCTGGCTGAGCATCTTTTCCGATATATCGAGGCTATTGTTCCAGACTACATACAGATAGAGAATGTTGAGGAGTTCATGTCATGGGGCGATATGGATGAAAAAGGGCACCCCATCAGCAAGGATAAAGGGCGATGCTATGAGAAGTGGAAACGCAACGTCAGGAAATATGGTTACGATTTTGACTGGCGCATTCTTAACGCTGCCGATTATGGGGCATACACCACTCGCAAGCGGTTCTTCGGTATCTTCGCCAAGCGTGGACTTCCGATTGTATTTCCAGAACCTACTCACTGTAAGTATGGGAAAAACGATATGTTTGGACGATTGGAAAAGTGGAAGCCGGTCAAGGAAGTGCTGAACTTTTCAGATGAAGGAGAAAGTATCTTTTGCCGGAAGAAGCCGCTGGCCGAGAAAACCCTTGAACGCATCTATGCCGGACTGATTAAGTTTGTAGCTGGAGGTAAGGAGGCTTTTATTGTAAAGTATAACTCTATGAGTCGGACGGGGAAATACCAGGCACCAAGCGTTGACGAGCCATGCCCGGTTGTGGCAACACAAGGACGGTTGGCTTTAGCTAAGGTAAACTTTCTTTCCAAGCAATTCAGCGGCCATCCAGATAGCAAGAACATATCTGTGGAAGGACCTTCCGGAACTATCACTTGTAAAGACCACCACGCTTTCGTGTCTGCCTACTACGGAAACGGTCACAACCATTCGGTCGAGCTTCCAGCCCCTACGGTTACGACTAAAGACAGGTTGGCATTGGTAAATTCTGTTTTCATAGATAACCAGTATGGTACCGGGAAACCGACATCCATTAATCAACCAGTTGGTACAGTAACCACGGTGCCTAAGTTCAATATGGTAAGCTGCAAGCCGTGGATAATGAATACAGCTTTCTCGAATATTGGAAGCAGCATTGAGCAACCTTCTCAGACCATTACAGCCAACCGCAAATGGCATTACCTTATGAATCCTCAGTTTGCCAGCGCCGGAGGTTCTGTAAACAACCCATGTTTCACACTTATAGCCCGCATGGACAAAATGCCGCCTTATCTGGTAGAGGTTGAAGGAGGTATCGGCATACAGGTTACACCTGATGACAGTCCGATGACAATCAAGATTAAGGAGTTTATGGCTTTGTATGGCATCATTGACATAAAAATGCGTATGCTTCGGATAGCAGAACTCAAGAAAATAATGGGATTTCCTGAAGACTATGTACTGATTGGCCCCCAGTCAGACCAGAAGAAGTTCATCGGCAACGCCGTGGAGGTGAACATGGCTCGTGTGCTTTGTGAGGCTATCTGTAAGGAGATTATAAGAAAAAGAAAGGTTGCGTGATATGAGTGAACTGAAAGTGTATTATGGGTGGGCTAGAATAGGAAATGTCCGTAAGAAGCGTGCAATATCTGTCATGTTCGAGAATGAATGGCATGGTTGCAGGAGCGAACGAGGACAAAGAATACTGAAAGCAGCCCAGGAAACAGTAATAGAGCGATACCAGGATGCGGAAGAAGAGAAAGCTGCAAAGGATTGCACCCGGATATTTACCGAGTATAACCTGTTCTTTGATGAAAAGCCAATAAACGGCAGTCTTAACAAGATACTCCAAATGAACAGCGAAGCCGACAAGAACCATGTATCTAAAGAAATGCGTGATAAGATTGCTGAAGCCCTACGGAAAGCCTTTATGCAGTCGAATCGCAAATACAGAGAACCGGGTTGGCAACAACTTGAATTGAACTTTGAATGATATGGGAAAGCAAGAAAGTATGGATAACTGGTTCCAGATGGCTAAGGATTATGCCAAAGCAGAAAAGGAACTGAAAATCGAGAATTGGGTGCAAATCAGCATCTGCTACGGTCACGGCCATCAATCTGTCACCCTATACACCTACGACCTTCCTCGTGAAGTGTACGAAAGAAGGATGTGGGTAATCAGATGGAGGGTGGCCAGACTGCAATGCCAGTATCCGAGGAATGATGTGTACACTTCTTTTTACTACTACGACAAGCATTCAGGAGAGTCGCTTGAAGTGAGTTCTTGCCTATCTAAACTGATTTCTGCAAAAGCCAAGATAACAAAAGCAGAACGCAGGATGAATGAATACATAGAGTACAACCGTCAGAACAACATGTTCTTTGACGAGGAATCCGATGAGGAACTGGTTAAGTTCCGGGAGAAACTGGGACGCAAGAAACTCGAATGTGCCGAGTGTGAAAAGAGACTTGAGCAGCTTGTAGAAAAAAGGAGAAATAATTAATGAAAACGAAATTGTATTACCTGTTCCTGGCTGCTATTATATATGTTTAAATATTAAAATATATTGATAATTTGCAAGAAAGAATGTAAAACTTTATTTTTGCTTAAAAGACTTTAATTGTATGTGTTATGGAACGGGGAAATAAAAAAGAATGGTGGTCTAAATATAAGACTCGTTACTTTGTTTGTATGGCAGTAATTACATGCCTATTGGCTTATATCCTGAAAGACAATTATGAATTTATTGCGAATGTCTTTTTAGGCGTAGCTTTATCTGTATTTGCTGGATTAATTCTGGGAGTTTATATTGATGTTCCTAATATGGTAAAAAACTATAAGGATACTATGCTTAATATTTTGACGAGCAATGAATATTTAAGGGAATTGGATACATCTAGATTGGCGCAACTTCGAGAATCTACAACATCAATTCTATATTCTGTCCCTAATAATTATGAACCAGGACTGATATTGTTAGATAAAGAAATCTGTTCTTTATTAACGCATCCTTATTATGATTGGTATAGACAAACAATTGTTTGTGAAAAAGCTGATGAAGATGGCAATGTTTTAAAGCATGTGGAAGTTGATTATGGAATTAAAAGTCCTAATAATGATTCAAATGTGGTTTTTAACGAAGATATAGGGGTAAGAATTTTTACTCATAAAGTCCAAGGTCGGAATCAAGATGAACTTGTAACAATAAAGCAATTGTCATATAAGGTTGATGGAGGAGAGTGGGTATACCTAAAGAAAGGAGATTTTGTGAATTTTGTTGAAAAATGTGATTACAAAAAGGATAATACATATCCTCTTTGTATAACCATATCTTCTAATAAAGATAGATTTGTACCAATAATAAAATCTTTTAAGCAATCTTTGGAGGTAAAAATATCTTATGATACAATTATTGCTGCCATGGATAAAACATTTTGTAAAAGATTGAGGCATCCTACAAAAAGTTTTATTTTGAATTATAGTGTAAAGGATACAACTCAAAAACTTCATGGTGAGTTATTAGGAACATTAGTTGATGTTAGTGACTTTTCAATTATAGGAAATGAAACTAATACTGTTTTCCTAGAATCTAGGAAGTGGATGCTTCCGAAAAATGGAGCTGTTATCATGATAATGTAATGTTATAATCAAAAATATTGAGAAAAAGTTTGTGTTCCGAGTACTTTTTATTATTTTTGCAATACTCAATATGGAACTAAAACATAAAGCTATGATGGAAAGTGAAGATTAAAAGTAAATCTTTAAAAGATTTGCTTTAGTTCCTTATATAGGTTAATAATATAAGGAATAATTTGAGAATTTTAGTATTTGATAAAAGAGAGGCTGTCGCAAATAATTTTGAGATGGCCTTTTTTGTGTCCCAACAACTTTGCTCTTGAGTTTTACTTATTTAATGTAGAATTCCACTGACAGCCCTTGTCAGTGCTTTTTGAATCCCCGGTAACTGCTTTGTGGCGGTTATCGGGGATTTTTATTTGAATATGGATACCAATAATGCTGCGATGGCAATAAAAGTATTGACTATAAGAAGCCATTTTTCAAGGTTGGATTCTTTACGTTGCTCTTCACGATATTCTTGTTGAGCAAGTATTTCCTTCTGATGCAACTCACGATATTTCTGTTGAGCGAGGATTTCTGACTTCTGAATTTGAAGAAAGTTGTATTGCTCTTCCATGAGAGTACGTCTTTTCTTCTCATCCAGATCTTTCATGTAATCAGAATTTCCTGAGAATCCCGAACCTATTTCAAAACCAAAATCATTCTTATAAGAATCAAATTCATTCATATAGATATAATCAAATTTTATTACGGGCATACAATATGTGTGCCAGAGAAATGATGTCAAAATGTCATAAATATAGAAAATTATGAACTTAAACAAATTGAGAGATAAGGCCTACCAATGCGCAGTAGCCCATGGTTGGCACGAAGAAAACCTGAGTGACGAACATTTCCTCTGTCTGGTCATATCCGAACTGATGGAAGCGGTGGAAGCTGACCGGAAAGGGAAACATGCTGATACCAAAAAGTTCAATCAGGAATTGGATTACTATATGCATGAGATGAAGTTGTATGGAGAAAACTATGATGAAGCCTATCGTGATACGTTTGAATATTATCTTAAAGACAGCGTGGAGGATGAACTTGCTGATGCCTGTATTCGTCTGCTGGATTTGGCCGGATTGAGGAACGTGGATTTGGGTGAGGTCAATTCTGATGAATTGAAATGTTCAGAGGGCTTCCTCGATTGGACTTTCACGGAATCTGTTTTCTCGTTGGTATGTAACATAACAGATTCAGATTACATTGAAAACCATTCATTCGACAGTTTTCTTCGAATGGCTTTAATTGAAATATTGGTTTTCTGTGTACAAAAAGACATCGACATCTTCTGGCACATCAAGCAGAAGATGAAATACAATGAACTACGTCCGTATAAGCACGGAGATAAAAGCTACTGACCATGAAACACGTATTCTACACCTTAATCATCATACAAGCCCTGTACGAGCTTGTGAAGCTGTTTAGATGTAAATCCCTGTACCGACATGTGAAAGTCTTTCAGAGGCTCGATAAGACATCAAAAAGATGGTATCTGATGGCGCATCCGTGGCTTCATGTTGCATTATTCATGGATACCATCGGACTTTTATTGCTGGTGATGGGATTGTTTTCAAGCCAGTGGGTGTGTTTCCTTGTTGTCCTGGTCATGAGTTTCAGTCAAATCCAAAAGCTGGGAGCATGGGCGGTGTTCCTGGACAGTCTGGTAACGGTTATCATTTACGCTTTCGCCATCCTGAATGCATATCACTTGGCATAAAATAAAAAAGGGAGCCAGCCCACACGATTAGAAGCCAACTCCCCCACACGATTATGATGCAAATATAAAAATTTCCAACTAAATAAATCGTTCTATGACAAAAGAATTTTCATCAATCGTGGAGTTGAAATCAATACGTGAACAGAAATCAAGATTATCTGAACGTGAACAGGAGTTATCCTCCCCTATCCTGACTGATTTTACTCTCATCCCAAAGATTTATGAGTGGTTCAGAGAGATACTTTCCGGGGCAGATTGTCCGCCCAATTCGGAAAGTGTTACCCAGCGAAAGAAGTTCCTCTTCATCGTGCTGTTCCTCTTTGCACCCAGCGTGCTTGCCGGTGGACGGTTGCCGAACGGTATCCGGGCAGAGATTTCCGGTGTGTTCCCGGATGTTTCCCCGTGTGTAATATCGAACAATATCGCCGATGTTTCCTTTATCTACCAACAGTATAAGGATTTCCGGCAGGATATAGAGTATCTTTACAATCAGATTGTAGAAAGGTTGAAGGTCAAAGGACTAATCAAGTAACCCCGTTCCGAAAGGCTCGGGGTATTTTTATGAAACATATTGCCAATTGTTTGTTCTTGGTTAAAGCAATCTTAGGCTAAAAATCACCATGTTGGTAACTTTGTCTTAAAGAGATAATAACAGCTATCCTCACGGCTGAAAAGTATAAACCCTGCCATCGGTAAGAAGTGAGGAGCTTGCCTTTGGTGGGGTAATTTTTTAATCTAAGATTCACTGAGACATGAAAACAAATCAAGAAATGGTAAGGCAAATGGGGAATTTAGAGGTTATTCAACGCACTGTTGACGGCTATTTCAATGCTACCAGGCTTGTAAAGTTATGGAACGAACGAAACTCCTCAAACAAAGAATTGAAGAAATACTTTGAAAATGAATCAACCAAGGAATTAATCGCTACCATCGTTGAAAAAGAAAATCTAAATGGGCAAAATTCTCCCTATTTAAGTTCACGCGGTAAATGCGGTGGAACCTGGGTTCATCCTGTATTGTTCATTGATTTGGCTATGTGGCTAAATGCGTCATTCAAATATGATGTAATCAAATTCGTTTCTGATCAAATGATTCGTTACCGGAATGATGCTGGGGACGCTTATAGGGAACTCTCTTCTGCCATTATGAAAATCGTTCCCAAAGACTTTATGCCTAAAGCCATGCAGAAGGTCGGTGAAGCCTTGAACTGGGTTATCTTCAACAGTCATGAAAAGATGCTACGTAATAAGCATGGTGAGGAACAAAAACAACGTGAATTGTGGCAGCTCGAAAAGAAGGTTGCTGATTTGGTCAATGAAGGTTTCTTGACCGACTATGAAAGCCTTATCGGGTATCTGAGAATTCAATACCAGAAAAGGAACTATCCAAAGGTCTTTGCTAATGCTGGATAAAATATTACATAAGTAGAAAAGCCGGAGCGTTATGCTTCCGGCTTTATTTGTGATTTTATATTAATATCGGATAAATATTCTTTGGATTCTTTTATAAACTTGTCTGTTAATTCTTTAATTTCATTCCCTTGCAACTTGGTGCATTCAGTAGCAAATGAGGTTAATTTCCGGCTGCGTGTAACATTGTCGTTAGGATTATTTAAATTTATATCTTGAATCTCAAACAATAACATTCTTTGTTTGAAAATAATTTCTGACATCTTAGATAACAGCATATGTAAATTTTCAATGTATGAGTTATCATCTATGTATAATATTAATTTATGATAAGCCAAGGTAACCGCTAAATCATTATCTTTTTCTTTTTGAATTAATTCATTAATTATGTGATTATTATCTGCGTTGTTTCTCCAGCTTCCCATAAACGTCTCATTCCAATTCATATATTTACTCCAAAAATCAACTATAGCTTCATTTCTTTGCTGTATAAATAGAGTTTGAGCCTGAGACTGTACATTCAAAACTGACTTTAAAATCTCAATTTCTTTCATAAATTGGGTTTCTACTGATTTTATTTTTCTTGTAAAACCACTTATCGTCTTTTTTTCTATTTTTTTCTTTATTAGTTCTGCAAAAAAAACAATAATAAGTTGTATTCCAATAAACAAAGAAACAATCATCCAAATTGGATATTGTGATTCAATTAATGTTTTAGTTATTTGTTCTTCCATAATCAATCTTCATTTTCATCAAATACAAATGCCCCTTTTTTATATTCATTGCTCATATCTCTATTTTTATCTTGAGATGCCAAGTAACTATCTTCGAATTTAGAAGCATATAATTCTTTCTCTCTATCTGTTGCCAATAATTCAACTCGAAGATTATTGAATATTGCATATTTTTCAATTAGAGGTTTAAACTTTTCTCTGCCATTACTTGATAGGCAATTGTAAAATAACATAATAAGTTCATATTGTGATAGACTAGCTCTCATAAGGCATGCATAATCATATTTTTTATTTTTGTCATTTGTAAAAATTGGAGCTTCGTCAATAAATTTAAATACTCGATATAGGTGTCGAAAATAATGGTCTAAGATTCCAATATCTTTATCTTCTTCATATGAAATTATTCCTCTTTCTTTAATATCATCTTTGATTCCACACAAAGGAGTGTATTTTTCTTCATATAAAGCTTTGAATATTTGTCTGCCTGATATTTTTACTTTATTCAAAAAATTACTATTGGCATAAGCCAAGAATTGCAAGTTATTAGTTATATCTTCTTGGATTTGAATAAGCTGAAATAAGTTACTTTCAAATCGTTCTAATGCAATATCTTTTCTTTGCTGCTCATTAGCTTTAAATTGTACCCAGAAAGCAAGAAAAGTAAGTATAGCCGCTGCTATTGCAACAAATGGCCCCATAATGCCTCCTATGGTATCTCCTATTGGACCGGTATTGCTAAAATCAGAAATACAGAATGGAAACTTTGTTAATAATATGGGGAGAAAAAGGATAATCAAAAAAAAGATACAAATCCATTTAAGATACTTCTTAAAGTCGTTCGAAAACATATTAGTGTCCATCATTTTGAATCATCATTTGATTTTCTTATTAAGGTAATTGATAAAAGCACTACAAGACACAAGCATGAATAATGCTTCTTCTGCTTGAGGAGCATTGGTATCATCCATCAGTGCATGACGAATACCTGTAGTTTTGTCATTAGTGTATCCATAAAGACATTCAAAAGCTTTCCTTAAGACGGTAGGGACAAAGACTCCTTTTTCCTCCATCTTTTTAAAGTTAAGTACATTTTCCCCAGTTATATTTCGGGAGATGGCTTCTACTGCAGATATGGATTCCTTTATGGAATTTCTATAATCAGCCACTGGCCTTTTAGAATATAATTCCAGTGCATTATTTAAATGTATCTTAATATTATCCTTACTTGTACTTAATGTAGTTTCTATTTCTTTAATTTCTTCTTCTGATGTAATTTCTACAATCTCCTTGTTTACAATTCTATATGCAAAGTTCAGCCTTTTAAAATGATGATTCAATTCACCAACAAAAATATCGGCTGAAATAGAAATTTGTGAATCTTTTTCACTTTTAAAATATAGGTATTTAATACAAACTTCAATAAGATCTAGTTTTTCAAACCATTCATTTCGTTCACTTTTTATATATTTAGATATTATATCAGTATAAGTAGTCCACTCAGATTTACGCATATTTAGGAAATTTGTCCAAATATATTCATCTAAGTTGTGGTATATATAAAGACAATCAACGATATTTAGTGTTTCTTTTAAAATATCATAACAAGTTAAAATAGCGTTTTGTATCCCAGGGGTAATCTTTTCCCTAATAAATACATCTGATGGTTTTATATAACCATGTCTTTCTGAAAATAGTGCCATAGTTTATTCTCCTTTATCTATTTTAATATATTGAAATATATAATGCCATTATTTTAGCATCTTATTGAGAATTTCCACTTTTTCTTTAAACTCATCTATCAATTTCGCTTCATTAATATGAATTCCTTTTATATCTACAGAACAGGATTCACAAAACCTTTTATCTACTGGATTTTTATGGCCATGCTCACAAATAAACTTATCTTCTTCCTTCTTACTAAAAACACCAGATTTGACCTTTTCTATTTTGCCAGTATCCGGCAGATTACTATAAAAATCACATATTTTATTCATCAAATTTACTTCGTTAGCATCGTAATAATCTGATTTTATAGGTAAGAATTTTATACCCTCGTGTATGTTTTGACTACAAACCTTTAATATGGATGTTGCATCAAATAAATTGCATTTTTTTATTAATGATATAAGTAAATCTTTCCTATCCACCTCGATATATAATTCGTACAATAAAGGAACCATCAGTGATTTAGAATACGTTCCCAATACGTTTTCAATCATTTCTGCCTCTTTGATATATAAGCCTAATTTATTTCTAATATACAAATCCACAAGTTCCTTAATTATTTCTTTTTGCGGGTTCTCAATAAGAAACTGTACCCAATCTTCTTTTATTTGCTCTTTATTTTGAAGTTGCTTTTGGATAAAACGCTTTTTGATTTCCTTGTCCAAATCAGACTGACTAACAGTATTGGTTTTAATATTATTATCATAATCGAGGCTATACTCAATTTTACAAGCTGTACCGGATACAGATACCATAAACATTGATTTATCTTTTCCTGATATTTCATCGAAATCAACTTTGAATCCAATAATTGCATTTGCACCAATTCTAATAGCTTTATTTTTAAGATCCTTGGATGCCTCATTATAGATATATTCCAATTTTCTTCTATATGACTCTGATTTACCCCCAAAAAAATCAGAGAAAGAAGCTGCAAAATCAGAAAAAATATTTGTTCCAACTACTATATTACTGCAAATAACATCAATATATTGCCTAATGATTCCATTTTCAATTCTTTCTGTTGTTGAGATTATAAATCTGTCTTTCATATTATTATGATTTATGTTAAACTTTTCAATCCAATAACTGGCTCAAATTTCTCGAAATAATACCTATTATATCTTCTGCTTATAGATAGAACTTATATCGGAGAAATTAACGTATTTACTTTTTTAAAAGAATCGAATTTTTCCTTATCCAGAGTTCCACCTATTTTACTTAATCTTTCTTCAAAATAGCGGACTATATTTTTATATTTGTTTTCATAGAATTCATTCTTCATATCTTCTTGTGTTTCATATTCTTTCTGTGCTTTTTCATAGAGCTCAATAACACTGAGATAAAACGCTCTAAAATATCTGAGTCTCGCTTCTTCTATCTCTCCTTTCAAAGTCAAAATTTGAGCCTCCCTTATCAGCAAATCTTCAACCGTCTGTTTTTGAACAATACAGCTTTTGATCGCATTTACATTATTCGTCATAACCCAAACCTTGAAAAAAAGAATAATCTGTAGGATACTAAAAATCAGTATTATAATGGATAAAACATCTATCATAGAATTACATTTAAAAATTAGACTTCTGGATTTAACTTAATTTCCTTTCCACAATGAGGACAACGTATCACTCCCTCTTTAGGCTTATCAAAGAGGTCTGGTATTTCAACATCTAAAGCATCTGCAATTTCAGCGAGCCTATCCATATTAAATTTATTACGAGAGACAGCTTGTGAAAAGGAGACAGCTTGTATGCCTAATTTGTCAGCAAGTTGAGCTTGCGTTATTCCCCTCTCCTTACAAAGTTCTTTAATTCTTAATTCTGTATTTGCCATAAGATTATAGTTTTGAGTGTAAATATATACAATATAGTTTATATGCGAAATAAAATTTGAAAAATTATTTATTAATGCTATTGTATAGGTATACAAAAACAAATTTAGCATCAATACTATATAATCAATGTTAAATATAGCATATATAAATAATATACACTTTTTTTATTTAGCATATATACTATATATTTGCACCATCAAACAAGAAGTAATAACAAATTAACCACATACGAATATGAAGACGATAGAAAAGATGCTTGCAGATGCAATCTTAAAGAGTATTGACAGCAATGAAGGCACATTCTGTGTTGATGCAGAAGACAATGAGAATCTAATAGAAGTTGAAGGACACTACAAAGTAAAAGGATACATAGATGATAAGTTCTATCACAGCATGGATATATGGGTTACTACTGAAGCATCAGTAACCATAGACAAGGTTAGAGCTTATGACAAAAATGAGAACGAGGTAGAAGTTGAATGTGACATTAAGGCTATCGAAGAATACGTAGAAATTAACTTATAACATTGTAACAAAGATTATTAAATACGCACGATTATGAATACATATTGCAAATTTTGTCCAAACGTATTTCTTGCTAAATGCGATGCTAAGCATGAAAAAGGTGAAACCATCCTTGTAACCACCAAATACGGCAAAGAGAATGAAAGCATAGTGTTTAATCTGATATTTGAACGTGATGGCTTCTACTATTATTCGATAGTTCGCGCTGATGGCTTTAACGTTCAAGAATGGGCAAAGCGAAAGGCAGAACGCCGGCTGGATTGGGCTGCCACTGCAGAACGAAAGAGTGAAGAATACTTCAAAGCGTCAAATAAAGACAGCGATTTTCTCTCGTTGGGTGAACCTATTAAAATCGGCCATCATAGCGAAAGACGACACAGAAAAGCCATTGAAGATGCTTGGCATAATATGGGCAAAAGTGTAGAGTTTGACGAGAAAGCCAGAGAGCATGAAAGAATAGCTCAGTATTGGGCAAACAAGGCTGATACTATAAACCTTTCAATGCCTGAAAGCGTGGACTACTATGAACATAAGTTAGCAGCAGCTAAAGAGTACCATGAGGGGCTGAAATCCGGCAAATATCCGCGTGAGCACTCATACTCTTTGACTTATGCGAAAAAGGCCGTCAATGAAGCTCAAAAGAATTTCGACTTGGCAAAGAAACTTTGGCTATAAACCCGGTAGCCTTCGGGCTACCACTATTTAAGATGGTTATGAAAGAGAAAGAAATCCTGCAAGAAATAATCGAGTGGCTGGGTAATGATACTAGTTACCTGTCTACAAGAACAGACTATGCTAAAGGGTATAAATCCGGTATAGAATGTGCAAAAGAAATTGTTGAAAGCATCATCAATAAACACGAGCCTGATTTATTAGCAAACAATTAGCAAATTGTTTCGTATGCGTTGAATTGTTATTCAAAATTGTCTTCATAATGGGGTATCTTTGTATAGATACTATCGCGGGTTAGAGCAGTGGTCAGCTCGTCACTTTGACTTGGTGAAGGCCGGTGGTTCGAATCCATCACCCGCAACTAACATTTAACTTTACACGATTATGAAAGTATTGACATTACAGATTAACAAAGAATGTTTTCAAGACATTCTAAATGGCAAACAAGATGTAGAACACAGGTATGTATATCCCTCTAATGTATCACGATATGTTTATTTTAGACATGATGGCAAAGAATACAAACGACAAGAGGATATACCCGACGATGATAAAGAGATTGAAGTAATACCAATCAAATATGATGCCTTATACTTAATCAATGGCAGACGAAAAGATGCGCCACGTCTCACTGTGGAGGTGAAATCTGCCGAGTATGTTATTTTCGCTGATGAAGAAGGCAATGATCTTACAAAAATAGAAAACGGCGTAGAATACTTGATAAGTCAAGTATGGTATCATCTTGGCAAAGTAATAAGTACAGAGAACATTTAATCTAAATAGTCAAAAGCTGAGTCACAAGAGCAATTAACAGAGTTGCCGGGCCAAGACGAAATATGAATGGTGCCGGTTTAGGTGGAAGACTGGTAGCAAACCGTAGAAATACGGCAAGTGCTTCACAGTTAGGTAGTAGAGAACAAAGGCGATATGACTTAAATGTTGCCTTTAGTGGTGCAGGGGTAAATGATGAACAAATATTTACTGTCTATGCAGATAATACAGAGTATCCGTGAAAAAACTGATACTGCTGTATTATATTATTCAGCCGGAGGTAAAGATAGTATAGCCTTATTGGACATGCTTGCTGGTATGTTTAATAAGGTTATATGCTATTATATGTACCTTATTCCCAACTTAGACCATGTCCAACCTTATATCAAATGGGCAGAAACAAAATACAATAACGTAGAAATTCGCCAAATAAAGCATTTTCAACGTGATTATTATGATGCCTGTGGATTCTTTCGTGAACCTAACATTTCAATCAAGCCAAGAAAAATTGGAGAAATAGAACAAGCTGTGAGAGAAGAAACAGGCATATCATACGCATTCAGCGGGATGAAAGGTGTAGATGGATACATGAAGCGGATGCGTTTAAAGAAATTCGCGAAGTCCAGTTATATAACAGACAAAGGTATGGTCTATCCTCTTGCATTATGGACGAACAAGGAAGTGCTTCAATATATTAGACTAAGAGGATTAATACAACCTTTTGTGTATGATCCAGGTGCTATAAGTCAAGGTTTTACCATTGATTTAAAAACAATGCTCATGATGCGAAACAAATATCCACATGATTTTAAACGTATTTTGGAAGAGTTCCCATACTCTGAAAAGCTAATTTTCGATTATGAATATAAACACAGAAAGTAGAGGTATTGAGTCAGAAAAAAATCGTTATCGGAATTAGAAAGTCAAAGAATGCGTATTCTGTATCGTGCAGCTCGTCAATATGGGCTAGGCACAAACAGACAGCATTCTGTACGTGATAGAGTCAATTCTGTTACAAGTAGATATAGAACAAATATGTTCAGATACTTTGGCTCAGACACGATTTCTCCTGCACAAGTAAAACAAGGAGTACCAAAAAGATTTTATGTAGGATTAAAAAACGCGCAAGGTAGTAAAGGATGATGACAAGAAATAAAATAACGCAACCGGAAAGTAGGGAGATACAACGAAGTATCATAAAATTTGCCAATTATAATCCCCGTAAAATTGCCCCAGAAGCTCGAAAGAACTTGAAAGCAAACTTAAAACGTATAGGATTATTGGGCGGTGTAGTTTGGAATGAAGTTACAGGTAATCTTGTATCAGGGCATCAGCGTATTTCGATTATGGATGAGGTGAATAAGTATAGCTCTGACACGAAAGAAAATGACTATCTAATTCGTGTTGAAGTAGTTCACATGGATGAAAAAACCGAGAAAGAACAAAATATCTTTATGAATAACAGAAATGTTCAAGGAGAGTTTGATTCCGATATGTTGAAAGAACTACTTGATGGCATTGATTATAATTATGCTGGGCTAAATGATTTTGACCTAAATATGTTAGGTGTCGGTGATATTGATTTTGCTGTAAATGATGAAATTTGGAGTAAAGACAATATTCTAAACGATTCACTATACAGTATAGATGAAATAACCAAAGAAGGAGAAGAAAATAAAAACATTGATCGTTCCGGGGACTTTTATAGCGATTCAAAAGAAAATCAGATTGCACGCCACAATGAAGTACAAAAAATAAAAGACAGAATAGGACGTCAAAATAGTTTTGAGAAAGACAATGGTATGTTAAGTTATGTCGTTTTGTCTTTCAAAAGTCCTACAGAAAGAGCGAACTTCATGGAAATGTTCGGTTATGGATTTGATGAACGTTATATTGACGGAAAGGAGTTTATGGATAGGGTCGAATTTGGAATTGAGTAATCAAAATAAACAGATACGCGCGCATGGGAAAGAAGCCAGACATATCGAAATTCAGAGAGGTCCTTCATAAAACAGGTGGAAATCTCTCTAAAGTTGCTGCTGTATTCAATGTAACCCGAAAAACCGTGTATGATTGGGCCAGAGCAGACAGCCAGTTCAAAGATGCTATCACCGACGAAAGAGGTTCTCTGGTAGATGAATGCCTTGTATCTGCACGTGTACTTGCGCTTGGTATCCCTGAGAAAGATGAAAATGGAAACTTTATCGGATGGCGTGAACGTCCAGATGGGTATATGATTCGCTATTTACTTTCCACATTAGGAAGAAAAGAAGGTTTTGGAGACCGAGAAGACGAAGATGCAGATATTCCAAAGGATATTGACCACGGAATTTCTATTGACTCATGGATTAAAGACAAACTGAAATGATTGTACCCCAAGCGATATATCATCCGCTATATACCGATAGCGAGAAGTTTATCATTCTCATTACCGGTGGTCGTGGTTCGGGGAAGTCTTTCAACGCTTCTACCTTCATAGAGCGGCTGACGTTCGAGATGACTCCCACAGAGAAGATAGTCCACCAGATTCTTTATACCCGTTACACGATGGTATCTGCCGGGATGTCTATCATTCCAGAGATGATGGAAAAGATAGATTTGGATGGAACAACAAAGTATTTCAAGACCACTAAAACCGATATTGTAAACCGGATGACCGGCAGTCGTATCATGTTCCGGGGTATCAAGACTTCTTCCGGGAATCAGACGGCAAAGTTGAAATCAATTCAGGGTATCACCACCTTTGTTTGTGATGAAGCAGAGGAATGGACCAGTGAGGAAGAGTTTGACAAGATTATGCTCTCCATCCGTAAGAAGGGAATTCAGAACCGGATTATCATCATCATGAATCCATGTGACTCCAATCACTTCATCTACAAGAAATACATCGAGAATACTCATCGGCTGGTGGAGATTGACGGCGTCCAGGTACAGATTTCCACCCATCCGAATGTACTTCATATCCATACGACTTACTTCGACAATATAGAGAACCTTTCTCCTGAGTTCCTGAGAGAAGTCAAGGAAATGAAAGAGAAGAATCCGGAGAAGTACGCTCATGTGGTTATCGGACGTTGGGCGGACGTGGCCGAAGGTGCCGTGTTCAAGAAATGGGGTATCGTGGATGAGTTCCCAATGTGGTGCAAGAAGGTCGGAATCGGGCTGGATTTTGGTTATACCAATGATCCTACAGCAGCTATCAGATGTGGAATCATAGACAATGCACTGTATTTGGATGAGCTGGATTATAGAACTGGATTATTATCTGGGGATATTATAAAGACTCTCCGTCCCTGGAATCTGAAGGTAATTGCCGACAGTGCTGACCCACGGCTGATACAGGAAATACACAACGGTGGCATCCGGATTTATCCGGTAGAGAAGGGACAAGGATCTGTCAATGCCGGTATTGACAAGATGCAGGGTATGGAAATTTTCATTACAAGGCGTTCTTACAATCTTCAACGGGAGTTCAGAAATTATGTTTGGGCAAAGGATAAGGACGGAAACTACATCAACGAGCCGGAAGACCACGATAACCACGGTATTGACGCTGCACGCTACTATGTGCTGGGAGAACTTCTCGGTAGAATTATGAAACCCAAAGACGTTTCAGGAATATTTGGACATTAAACTTTGAGATATGACTATAGAAGAAATTTTAGCTATGCCGGAAGTAGAGAGAAAAATCTACTATCTGAAAAAAGGACGAAAGACCGAGCAACCAAACGCTCACGCTCTTTACAACGACTGGAATCCGAACAAGCACGAGATAGTGATAGATGAAGAGAAATACCCGAAAATCAAAATTACGACCCAGCCTGAGAAACGGATTACAGACCCTACAACCGGGAAAGAATATGTTGAGCCGGCGGTAAGGAAAGAAGTTGACCCGAACAGGATTGCTCTTCCTATCGAGCAGGACATCGTGAATATTCAGACAGCCTTCACCGTGGGAACAGAACCGGTCCTTGATTGCCAGCCGGATGAATCGGAAGAAAGCCTTCTTTCCACATTGAAGCAGGTGTTCAAGAAGAACAAGTTGAAATACCAGAACAAGAAAGTAGTCCGGGCATGGCTGGCCGAGCAGGAAGTGGCCGAATACTGGTATGTGGTGAAGGATGACGGCTTCTGGGCAAAGCTCAAACGAAAGATTTCAGGAATCTTCGGCAAATCAAAACCTGAATACCGTCTGAAGAGTGCCATCTGGTCTCCGTTCCGTGGCGACAAGCTCTACCCTTTCTTCAATGACCAGGGGGATTTGGTGGCCCTGTCCCGTGAATACAAGAAGAAAGATCTGAATGACGTGGAGATTACCTGCTTCATGACCATTACCAAGGACATGGTTTATCAGTGGGAACTGACAAGCAACTGGACTGACAAAGGCTCATTTGCACATGGATTCAAGAAGATGCCGGTGATTTATATGTACCGTCCGGAAGCGTACTGTGAAAAGATAAAGAGCCTCCGTGTAAGACTGGAGAAGCTTCTCTCAAACTATGCAGACTGTATCGACTACCACTTCTTCCCTATCCTCATGCTTTTTGGTAACGTGGAGAATTTCTCAGGTGAGTTCAAGAACCGTGTTGTCGAGCTGACCGGCCAGGGAGCAAATGCCCAGTATCTTACCTGGTCACAGGTACCTGATACTGTCAAGTTCGAGGTAGAAACCTTGCTGAGCCAGATATATGGACTGACCAATACACCCAGAATCTCTTTTGACTCCCTGAAAGGTACAGGAAACGCCGTTTCCGGTGTGACTTTCGATTATGTGTTTATGTCCACCCACCTTAACGTAGAAAATCTGAACGAGATCGTCGGCGAGTTCATGCAACGACGTGTAAATTTCCTTGTCTCCGCGTTGGGTTCCGTGAATTCCACCCTTGAAGAAGCCTCCGAAACCATCGATGTGGATGTGCAGATGCAGCCGTATAAGCTGGAGGACATCAAAGACAAGATAGACACAGCTATCAAGGCCAAGGACGGTGAAATCTGGTCTCAACAGCGGGCCATTACCTTTGTGGGGAACGTGGATGCAGTTCTGGATGAGATTGAAGCCATCAAGGAAGAGCAATCTGAGAAACAGAAGAACGACATCGAGAAGCAGAAACAGCTTTCCTCTCTTAAAAGTTCCAGCAGTAAATCTGAAGAATAGAACAACCCAGTCAGAATATTTACGGGGATAATACAAAACAGAATGATATAAATCTAAAATATTGACTATTTGAGTAGCGGTATCTTTCGAGGTATCGCTATTTTCTTTATCATAGTAAAAACATGAATACTTCTTTGTGATTATTCGTTATTTTACTATATTTGCATCGTAATTAAGTCTTAAACGCTATGAGCTACAAATCAGTTAAAGACGTTGTAACGCTGCTTACTGAAAATGGCTTTTGGTTCGTGAGGCAGAAAGGCAGTCACATGGTTTACACTGATGGTAGCCATGTAGTGATTGTCCCCGACCACGGCAAGAAAGGCGTTGAGAAAGGCACTTATTACAACATTCTGAGGCAAGCGGGGCTAAAATAGCCCCCGCCTCTTTTGTTTAACGATAAAAAGGAGGTCAGTATGAAAACCGTAGAAGTGATTGTAGAACATGCTGGTAATAATCTTAGTGCCTATATTGAAGGTGCTCCGGTGATTACTGTCGGTAACGACGTAAAGGAAATCGAGAAGAACATGAAGGAAGCTGTTGAACTTTACCTGGAGTCATGCAAGGAGATGAACATCGCTCCAGTGGAAATTTTGCAGGGAGAGTTCACATTGAAGTTCAAGATAGATGCTGCCACTTTCATCAACTATTACAGCAGTATCTTTACTAAAGCTGCTTTGAGCCGGATAACTGGAATTAATGAGCGTCAGTTGTGGCATTATGCGGCTGGAGTACACAAACCCCGTAAACAGCAGTTGGAGAAGATTCAGAAAGGTATTAACGCGCTGACAGAGGAACTGGCAGCTATAAATTTGTTATGATTATTAATTAAATATAATGGAGGATAGTACAATGAAAGCAAAAGATGTAAATCCAAGTAATTTTAAGGTTGAGAATGTTGTATTTGAAAATGATGATTTTTCTATAGCGATAGGTATTTGGGAAAATGGGGAAAGAAGAATGGCAATGAGATGGAATGGCTATGGAGATGATCCCGGATACCCAAAATTATTTAAAAATCCAGTCTGGTTCATGGTTGATGACTCTTTAATTTTACCTTTCCTGAATGCTTTGAGGAACGTAAAAGATTCTGACAAAAAAGAAATAGAAGCAGCTATATTGAAATTTTAAAAGTATAATTGAATGATGTTCCAGCGTGATTACCCTAGTAGTCACGCTTTCTTTTTGTCTAAAAACGAACATTCCCCTAATTGTTTCGTATCGTTAGCCTTAAAATTTCCCCTTCCCTTTCTCTATAAGTAAATTTACCGTATGAAATTATTAATCAAACTCATACGGTATGACAATCTTTGAACAAATCTTGGCAGGACTGCAACAGAAATTCGCTGGGGTGGACACTGCCACACTCACCCGTATCGCCACAAAGAAGGCAGAGGGTGTAACGGACGAAACGAAGGTGACCTCCATCGTTGAGGGTATCTCATTTCAGGACGTGATGCAAAACTATGGTGATTTCCGTGCAGGACAGGCGCAGACTTCCGCTGTTTCAAACTACGAGAAGAAGCATGGACTGAAAGACGGAAAACCAATCGAGAATCCGAAACCAGAACCACCGAAACCAAACGACCCTCCAAAGCCGCAGGAGACAGACATCGCAAAGATGATTGCCGATGGCATTGCCGCCGGTATCAAGCCGTTTGCCGACAAGCTGGCCAAAATGGAGGAAAATGAAGCGCAGGCGCAGCGCAATTCTCAGATTTCAGCAGTGGCGAAGAAGTACGGTATTCCCGAATTTATGCTGAAAGACCGCAACATTCCTGAGAACACGGACTTGGATACTTATTTCAAGGACATGAAGCAGGATATGTCTAACAACGGGTTTCAGTTCTCCAAAGCTCCTGAGACTGCCGAACAGAAGCAGGAGAAAGAAGCGAGTGAGTTCGCCAAAATGATTGAGGCGGACACAAAATCTATTGTCGAACAACAAAACAAGTAATTTATGTCAGCAGGATTTAAGTACAACATTGAGCCTGAACCGTCCATCGAGGAACGCTATGATGTTTCTACCGGAGTAAGACGCAGAGGGCCTTACAAGCTGGATACGACCAACCTTGTTGCTGGTTCATTTCTTCCATCCTTCACTCCCATTGCCGCCGACTTAGTAAAGAAAACCGCTCAGGTGGCCATCCGTGTAGAAGTCTATGAAAAGTTTACCACCGGTTCCAATACCACTTTGAAGATCAAGAAAAACTCTTTGGCTTATGTGGGTATGCATCTGGGTAATGGTTCTCATGGAGCTACCATCAACAGTATTGACAAATCAGACAAAGCTTTCGATAAGTTGACACTGGCTGCCGACTTTGGCGAAACAGTGGAAGTTGGTACTGTACTCTATGAAGCTACAGCTGTAAGCGGTACTACTCCAAAGGTAGTTGCTAACTCAGCTTTGTACGGAAGAGTACAAGTAGAAGAAGGCGTTGTATTAGTTGCTCTTTTGATGCGAGCATTTGAAATTGAGCCTACCAAATTGGCTATGCCTTTCTCTGACATTGATAAGGCTAACATGCCGCATTTCCAGTTCAACGCTGCAGGCGTGCAATCCCCGGCTGGTGTTTCGTATGAACTGCCAGAAGCTTCTGATTCTGTGATGGGAGGTATTCAGTTGGGATTCTCTCAAAGCGGAAAGAAATATCCAGTAGCATTGGAAGGTGGAAAGGCGTATGTAGAAGTACCTTGGACGGACAATAACACTACCTATCAGGCAGCTAACTCAAGTACCTTGGGATTGGTAAAGCAGGGTGCAAAAGTTGATGATGCAGCAGGTGGTGATGAGAAAGATAAAATTAATGCTCTTCTAGCATCGTTGAGAGCAGCAGGTATAATTGCAAGCAAATAAAGAAAGGAGGACTAATATATGATGCTAACTATTCATACTCTGTTTAACGACCCCAACATCGTTAACGCCGTTATTCAGCGTGTCCTTCAGACTCGTAAGGATACAATCTACTGGCAGCAGTACCTCGATTTCCGTAGAACGACTACTCGTGTGTTCAAGGACTACATCGGACAAGTTACGGGCGTGATGGCCGGTTCTATCAACTCTCGTTATGGTGAGAAGCCTATCCGTGAACGCCGGAATATCGGCTCAGGATATGGTGAAATCGCTTATCTTGGCGATGCTTACCAGATTTCCATTGACCGCTTGTCTGAGCTTCAGGACTTGATTGACAAGTTCAATGCAGCTAAACCTGCCGACCAGGTAGCAGCCATGCAGGAAATCGTGAATTTCATCTATGACGATTACCGCCAGGTACTTTTGGCAGCTCACAAGCGCATGGATATTATCGTAGGTTCACTTCTGATGACCGGAGAAGCAGCTGTTAAGAACAAGGACGACAATGCCGGAGGCGTTGACCTTCTCAACATTGAATTGCCGTTCAAGTTCATCAAGCCTGATACTGGTGCGAAGACGAACTTCATCACCTATTTGCAGCAGCAGATTAATGCACTGAAAGCGGACTACGGTAATTTCCAGAAGATGATTATGTCACGAGGAACTTTCGTGAAGAATATCATCGGGTCGGCTGAGTTTGGTGACAAGTTCAAGATGCAGCTTACAGGAAATGAGATGTATCTTTCAACTGGTTTGATTACATCTCAACTGGCTTCCCAAGTATTCACTGGCATCGGGCTTCCGGCCATTGAAATCAAGGAAGATTACGTGAAAGACCAGACCGGGAAGAACGTGCAGATTTACGCCGACGACCGTATCACCTTGCTTCCGCAGGATAAGGTCGGTTATATGCGTTTCCACACTCCGTACGAAGCAGTGGACGGCGTACCGGGACGTAACTACACCCAGGCAGACGGTGATATGCTTATTTCCGGTTACAAGGACAAGAACGGTCGTTATTTGGAATACACTGCAGAGTGGATTCCTCAGATTACGAACCCGAATCTGATTGTGAACTTTGATTTGTCAACCATGAACGCATGACAGTAAATGACTACATATCACAGAAGTTTCAGACCTTCGGCATCAACTTGTCGGAGGCTGACCTTTTGGAGATAAGTTTTTCTTCAGAAGTAAGCGGAGAGGATGAGATGGGCCCGTCAAACATCGGACTTGTTTCAGTGGCTATGGCGAAGTTCATCCCCTCTCTATTACTCCGTGCCACTTCCATCAGTGAGAACGGTTTCTCTATGTCATGGGATACAAAAGGCGTAAAGGAATACTATTCTTTCTTGTGCAAGAAGTATGGTCTTGAAGATACGTTAAGCGATAAACCTAAAGTCAGATTCCTATGATATTTGCTCCACATACATTACAGGTTAAGGTCTTTACTCCGATGGAAACAGACGAGTTTGGCCGACCTATCCCCGGAACCGGTGGTGAAAGCTGGCAGGACGTGTGTAAATGCCGTTGTGATGATAACTCGACCAAGGAGTTTACTTCGGAGAACGGTGAGGTGTTCCGACCGAATTATCACGTAGTCTGTGAAAAGAAAACCTCACTGAAGGCTGGTGATGAGGTCAGATGTATGGATGGTGAGAATATCCGTGGAACTGGCAAGGTTTACATGGTGAAGAATACGAATTATTTTGGTTACTCAGAGATATGGCTGTAAAGTTTGATTTTTCGGACGTGGATAGCTTTTTCGAGCAAGGAATAAGTGAAATTCGTGACATCGTAGATAAAGTTGGCAATGAGGCTGATGAATACGATGTGAAGGATGGCTCTTATCAGGACAGGACAAAAACACTCCGTAGGTCAAATAAACACAATGTTGAGGACGATTGTAGTCTGACATTGTACAATGATGCAGCAAGCCCCCAAGGGTATCATTATGCGTCCAATGTGGAAAGCAAGGGTTTCAGAGTGAGAAGTGGAGGGGCATTATATGCTGAGAAACGATTAAAGGAGGAAATAAAATGATAGTTACCACCGACATAGCGAACATACTCTATCGTGATTGCCAGCCTTTTGAAATTGACATCGTTCCACACGGTAAGAAGCTGACGGGGCCGATGAAGTCCGAAAGGATTGTCATTCACTCTAAGAAGCAGCAACCGGAGACGTACTGGAAGAAGTCTTTCGTAGAAGTGAACCTTTGCGTTCCTGACTTGAAAGAAGGTGAAGCTAACACAATACGTCTGAACGAGCTGGAGAAACAGGCGCAAGAATTGTTTGACGGAGTGACCGGACGCTATGACGGAACAACCTATCATTATTCCATCGAGTCAATCGGAATTGAGGAAGACACATCCTTAAAGTGTCACTATGTGAATGTAAGAATTTTGTTTGAAGTTTTAAATGTGAAATAATATGGCAGAATCAAAGAAAATCACAGCTGTGAATATCAAGAAACTTTGGTATGGCGAGACAAATGCTATCACAGCAGATTTGACTGGGCAGGCTTTATATACTCTTTTACAAGGTGAAACCTTAAAAGAGGTGAAGAATATCCATCAGGATACATGGACACTTGAAGAAGCGGAAGCAAGCCGCACTAACTACAAGAACCAGCTTACCGGTCAGACTTATCGTAGTGATAAGGAAATGGGCGATGTAACCGTGAACTTCACCATTGGTGAGTACGACTATCCGACCAAGAAAGACCTCATGGGTGGTGATGTAATTAACACTGATAAGGGTTGGAAACGAGCAAGAGGCAAGGTAAACATTGAGAAGTTACTTGTCGCTTTGACTGACGATGACCAGTATTGTGTGATTCCCCGTGCTGACATCGGTGCACGTGAAGCCACAACAGACAAGGCTGTCGGTATTCCTGTAAGTGCGGTGGAACTGGAACCACAAAATGCAGAAGTTGCACCGGAATACTGGTTTGACTCATCTGAAGTAAAAGCAGGTGCTTAATGCCTATCCAATAGGTAGAGATTGAATTCCATAACAGGGGTGGGCTTTATGGCTTCACCCCTTAATTTTTATCTTTTATCAGAATGAATCAAGGAGCAAAAATAGTAACTGAATCCATTATCGGAAGTGATTTCAGAACGGTGTTTGTCGCTGGGAAAGCCTACACGGTCTACCCTCCTACTATCCACAAGCTGGCCGGGGCAATCTCCCATTTGTCAGGCGTACAAGAAGCAGACAATTTGAAAGAAGTGCTTCTCTCCCTTGGAGAAAGCGAGGCTTACAGCAAGGCTCTCTCCTGGCTGATAGCTGGTGACGAAAACTTGAGTGAAGAGTTAGCCAAAGGAACATACGAAGAAAACGTAAATGCTTTAGATGAAGCACTCTCTATGATTGACTCAAAGGTTTTTCTCAAAGCTGTCAGCTTGGCGAGGAACGTAAGTCTGCTGGCAGCGAAACCGAGGTCGTAGGAAATGATACTCTCTTGGGACAGATTGCATCGTTCATGGAAAATCTGCATCTGTCATACCGGGAAGTGGTCTATGAGATACCATACAGGAATTTAGTATTAATGCAGCGTGACAAGCTTCATACTGTAACCGGGACAAAAGTCACGAAGGTGAAAGGCAAGGATATGGCTTCACGCAGAAGAAGAAACAAGAAATAGATATGGCTCTATTAGAATGTTAAAAAGCAACAGAAACGTTACTTTTTTACGTTACAAAGCTTGCTTAATAGTAACGAAAATGTTACCTTTGCATTGTCAATTAAAAGTTCTTTGATTTATGAAGTTTTCAGAGTTTTACAAATTGATTGAGTCAGCAGGCTGGACAATCGAAAAGGGAAAGAAACATCACAAGTATGTTCATCCCGACTTTGACTACTTTATCCCTGTAGGCAGACATCCAGCCAAAGAGATACCTAAAGGTACTCTTGACAGCATGATGAAAAAGGCGGGGTTAAAGAAGTAAAAGAACAGCACCCACTTCGGTGGGTGCATTTAATTGACAAAACTTAAAATACACGATTATGAAGAAGATTCAGGCTATTATTGAAAAAGCAGATGATGGAGGAATTTCTATCTATTCTGAAGATGTAAACGGTGCGTATGGCTTTGGGCTTACAGAACAAGAAGCGAAAGAGGACTTTGTTTCTGTTTTAGAGGAACAGGCAGAATATTACAAAGAAAAACATGGTGAATTTCCAAGTTGGTATAAAGCTGGCTATTCTGTGGAGTATGTGTATGACTTAAGTGGATTTTTTGAAGCGTTCCCTTTTATTAATGCAAGTAAGTTTGCAAAGGAAATAGGTATAAATGAATCTGTAATGCGAAAGTATAAAGGAAAGATAATTACAGCATCAGAAAAGCAAAGAGCTATCATACAATCAAAATACAATGAGATACTTAAAAGAATGGCAAATGTCAAGTTTTGATATTCCAGCCGTGAGGCTCTGATATAAATTAAAGAACAAATTGACAATCGGGCGCATCATAATGGTGCGCCTTTTTTGTTCTATTCCGAGATGGAGTCTAATTATTCAAAAATAGAAGTTAAATTACACGACAATTGCCAAGTTGTTTCGTTTTTGATTTCAAAAAGTCTGAATACTATTTGCTTATATCATAATTTTAAGCATTAATATTTAGATTTTTATTTATGGCAACACTCGTATTCCGTGTATCAAGTGACTGGGAACAGGTCGTAAAGCTAAGACAAGAATGTGAAAAGCTGGAAGCCCAACTCAAAAAGATGGACGTGAACAAATCTCCGGCAGCGGCAAGGGCTTTGGAAACCCAATTGGCATCTGCTCGCCAACAAATGATGGGGCTGGTAACCGAGGCGGCTAAAGTTGGAGCTACAATGGAGCGTGATTTCAAAAATGGAATTTACAGCGCTTCACAAACAGTAAACAACCTCTCTGCAAATATTACTTCACAAAGGGGTGTCATTAGGCAATTACAAAATGAGCTTACTTTATTGAAAGAGAAATACCGAGAAACTGTAAAGTCGGGTGGTAATACCAGCGGTATGTCGGAGCAGATAAAAGCTCAAACCGATAAGTTAAGGGAGCAGAAAGATATTTTGTTTGGACTTACTCAACAGCAGGCAGAAGCCCGTCTTTCAGTAAAGAGACTGAAGGATGAATATGCAGCTTTTAAGGAAGAAGCCGGCGAAACGGTCGAAGCAAATGAAAAGATGTCCGTTTCCTTAACCAAAGTACTTGGTGTAATAGGTGGAGTAACTGCCTTGAAAAACTTTGCCACAGAACTTGTCAATGTACGAGGACAATTCCAGCAGCTTGAAATTGCTTTTTCAACCATGCTGAAAAGTAAGGAAAAAGCAGATAAACTGATGTCGGAACTGGTGGATATTGCCGCAAAGACGCCCTTTGACCTTCAAGGGGTGGCATCATCTGCCAAGCAAATGATTGCTTATGGCTCGTCAGCCGAGAATGTGGGTGATGAGCTTGTAATGTTGGGGAATGTAGCCGCCGGTGTTGGCTCCCAGCTTAGTGAAATAGCCTATCTCTATGGCACATTAAGGACGCAAGGAAGGGCCTATGCTGTCGATATTCGTCAGTTTGCAGGACGTGGTATTCCCATCTACGAGGAACTGGCAAAAGTGCTTGGTGTGACAAAAGATGAAGTTTCCGGTTTAGTAAAGGAAGGCAAGGTAGGATTTAAAGAAGTAGAACAGGCCTTCAAAAATATGACTAGTGAATCAGGAATCTATTATAACCTGATGCAAGAACAGTCTAAGTCTCTTACAGGTCAGTTGAGTAACCTTGGAGATGCTTGGGATACAATGTTGAATGAGATTGGAAAAGATACTCAGGGAATTGCTTCTGCAGGTATTTCAGGATTGAAAGGTCTTATTGAGAACTATGAAACTGTTGGTAAGATTTTGATAGGACTGATTGCTACATACGGGACATATAAAACCGCTCTTATTGTAGTGCGAATAGCTCAGGATACATTAACGGCCAGAATGGAACTTGCAATACTGGTTACTAAAGCTCAAACGATAGCCCAAAAGGTTTTGAATACGGTTATGAAAGCTAACCCGTATGTACTGGTAGCTACGGTTCTTGCCGGGCTTGTTGCTACTATGTGGGCCTTTCATGACAGCACAACCGCATCGGAAAAGGCACAGCAAAAATTCAATGAAGAACAAAAGAATTTTGCGAATCAGGAAGAGGAACGCAAGAAAAAGATAGAAGAGCTGATACGCGTTATCCAAGATGAGACAGAAACAGAGTTTTCAAAGATAAAGGCCTATGAGGAACTGCAAAGGTATTCTCCTGCACTTTCTTCTGCTTATACCCGTGAACAACTGGCTGTACTCAATCTTGCAGAAGCAAATAAAGAACTGAATAAGGAACGAGACAAGAACAGTTATGAAAACATACTAAAGAATATACAACAATGGGAGGAGAAAATAAAATCATTAAATGCTTCTTTAAAAAATGCCGGGCAAGGTGCCCCATTAATTGCTTCACAAATAGAATCAGCAAAAGCAAATCTTAACAAGTGGGAATCAGCCCTGAGCGAATATAATCGACTGAAAAAGGAAACAGAGGAAAACTCGAAACCTGTAGAAGTCAAGCTAATGGAAGCAAGAAGTAATCGTGAGCAGATTATACGCGAATACAATATAGCAAGACAAATATTGCAGGAAGAGCAAGAAAAAATTAAGAATTTTCCTTTTGCAACAATTCCTATTGACGTTCAAATACGGTTCAATAATGCGCAAGCAGCGCTAAAAGGGATTGACGGCACCATATTTGGCCTGGAATCGCAAAGGGAAGCATCGGAAAAGTCGTATCAGCAAGCATATAAAGAAGCAAAAGCTGTTTACGAAGCAAAATTAAAGGCTGTAGAGGATGCTAAAAAAGGTACTGAGTCAGCCTATAAGAAAGCTGTAGAAGAGTTGGAAGCGGCAGAAAAATCATATAAATCGCTCGGTGGTATAACAGGAGACACTCTGGCCAAACAAGAGAATGATGCGAAGAAAGATGCCGAGCGACAAAAGAAAGAGCAGCAACAGGTTGCAGAAGAACTCCTTCAGCTTCGCAGGACCAATCAGCAGGAAGAAATCAACCTGATGGAAGAAGGTTCTGAAAAGAAGCGCAGACAGATTGAGCTGGATTACCAGCGAGAAATCGATGAAATTAGGAAACAGCGCAAAAAATGGGAAGATGCGCAAGGAGGAAAGCTTACGTCTGAACAGCGGGAAGTATTAGGAAGTCGTGCGTCTAATGCCATGACGTCGCGTGAAAAAGGTCTGGCCGAAATTACAGAAACTGAAAATCAAGCTGCAATCGAGGCCAACGAACGTTACCTGAAAAGCTATGGTACATTTATGCAGAAACGTGATGCAATCATAGCCGAGTACACCCGTAAAATCTCAGAGGCCACTACTCAGGGAGACAAGGACATACTCCAAAAAGAAATGGATAAGGCACTCTCCTCCCTTGATCTTGAGAAGCTGAAACAGGGAATCAACTGGGAACTTATCTTCGGTGACTTGGACAAGGTATCCAAAAAGTCCCTGAACAAGGTAAAGCAGCAGCTTAGGGACTTCAAGAACTCCGAAGAATACAAGAATATGGCTGTTGACCAGAAGAAGGTCATTGACGAGGCTTTAAGCAACATCCAGTCAACCCTTATCGACAAAGGAGGATTGCTGGCCGACCTACCCGAACAGTTAAGCGAATTGGCCAAGGCACAGGAAGAACTGTCACAAGCTCAGGAGGAATACAACGAAGCCATGAGAAGCGGAACAGATGAACAGAAGGAAGCGGCCACGAAGAAACTGAATGATGCCCAGAAAAGACAGCAGAACGCTCAGGTCAATGTACAAAAGTCAACAGATAAAACGACAAGCAACCTTGTCACATTGTCGAACGTCATTACCCAGCTTGGTTCAAATTCTGAAATTTCACTCTCTCAGGTCGGTGATTTGGCCGGAAATATAGTAGACATATTTGCAGAAGAGAGCGAGAAACTTGGAGGTATAATTGGAGCTGCATTTTCTCTTTTAGATGCCATCGGGACACAGGGGTTGGATGGTTTCGTAGGTAACATATTCAGTAGTGTCTTTAAGTCTGTAGGTGGAATATGGGATACCCTGACTTTCGGCGGATTCAGCAAACTCTTCGGTATTGGAGGAAACGAAAAAGAGGTGCAGGATACCATCAACAGACTCACGGACAGAAACGAAAAGTTGCAGTCTGCCATCGAATCCCTTACAGAAGAAATGAAGTCCAGCAAGGGAAGCGAGAAATCCGTAGCAGAGTACAATAAAGCCATCAAGTATCAGGAGGAATACAACAAGAATGTCCTTTCAAAAGCGCAGGCCAATGCTGGCTATCACAGTAAACATCATAGCTGGGCCTATTACATGGGCTGGTCGGAAAGTGACATACAATGGATTCGGGAAAATGTCATGGCAGAGTTCACAGGTACAGATTCCTTGTGGCAGATGTCTCCGGAGCAGATGGACTTATTACGTCAGAATGTAGACTTGTGGCAGAAAATGGCTGATTCAGGGAAAGGAGGCTATGGAAATAGTGTCGTTGATGCGCTAGGTGAATATGCAGATCTGGCCGGAAACCTCGAAGAACTGAAAGAGGGCCTTTTCGAACAGCTTACCGGAATAAGTTTTGATTCCATGTATGACAGTTTCATAGATACTCTCATGGATATGGATGCCTCGGCGGAAGATTTTGCGGATAACCTATCCGAATACTTTATGCGTGCCATGCTTTCAGATAAAATCGGTAACATGTACAGCCAGAAGCTGGAAGACTGGTGGAACAGATTCGGTGAAAGTATGAAGGACGGAAACCTGAGTGAGAGTGAACGTAATTCACTCCAAAACGAATATATGGGGTACGTGAATGAAGCATTGAAACTACGGGATGAACTTGCCGCAGCTACCGGATACGACAAGGCTGGCAGCAGTTCCAAGCAGTCGGCCTCCAGCCGCGGATTCGGTACAGAAATGACGCACGAGGATGCCGGGGAACTGAGTGGGCGGTTTACAGCCGTGTATGAGTCCAATCTTCGTATTGAGACGGCAGAACAGCAGCAAACGGTAGCTATTACCGAACTGCGAGGTTCCATCGGCTCCCTGACATCACAAGTGACCGGTCTGTACAACATTGCCGACGAGACACGTACTATCCTGGCCAATTCCTATTTGGAGTTACAGCAAATCAGAGAGAACACAGGCGAAATTGTCAAACCTATCAAACAGATGCAGGCCGACATTGCCGAAGTGAAACGTAATACAGCAAGACT